TCTTGCCCAGCGATCTCTGCCATGCGGCGGTAGAACACCACGCGGTGCCATTCGGTCGATTCCTTCTGCTCACCGGAAGACTTGTCCTTCCAGCTGTCAGTTGTGGCCAACCGGATATTGCACACCGCGTCGCCGCTGGTGGTGTATCGAGTCTCCGGGTCAGCGCCCAGGTTCCCGATCAGTATTACTTTATTGAGTGATGCCATGCTTGTTCCTGAATAAGTGGGGTACTTGCCGTGATGTTTTCCAGTCGGGCCTACTTGTCCGTATTCTTTCAACGGTGAGCCGATAGCTGTTACTCAATAACAACCGAGCTGGCTTTCCCCCGTAGTCGTTACGCTGCCTTCTTGCCCTTTGGCTTCTGGTCTTTGTGGAAGGCAAGCCAGCCCTTTGTCCACTCAATGCACAGAGCGCCGTTCATCACCGGGCAGTCAGACTGCAGCTTGTTTTCTTCCGCAGCGATGTAGCCATCAGCAAACGCTTGTTCCAGCTCTTCCTGTGTTGGCGTGATGTCGCCTGGGACTGGCAGTCCTAGAACCTCGCCATCGACCACATTGCTCTCGCCCATGCCTTCACCGTCTGAATTCGGCTTGTATTCGTGACCCATATTCAGGCCACGCTGATCAACCTCGCCCTCGATGTCTTTGGTGCCAACCATGTGATCTTTGACGTCTGATACGATCATCAGAACAGACTTGCCGGTGGCGTCGTACATCTCGTGCAGGTTCTCCTGCTTTGCTCCTACGGTCACCACCACCTTGATGCCATTCTTAATGGTGATCTGATCAAGCTCGCCCACAACGATAGTGCGGCCGTCGGCAGCGAGGATGTGGATCGCCATTTTCACGTTGTGTTCCACACGGTTACGCAAGCGGTCGATGATCTCGTCTTGCTTGGCCTTAGTGAGTGCTTCCCACGGTTTAGGCAGCAGACGAATTTCCGTCAGCATAGATTGCAGCAGATCCGCGCCGATGGTCTCGGCAGTCATTTCACGTACGTCTTTGTTTTCCATTATTCAGTCCTTGTTGATAAATTGGGTGGGGTACTCAGCGTGGCAACCAGTCCGCAGCGTTTCATCACCTGGCGTATCTGGGTTGTTTCCCAAGCTCCACGCCACGGTTTCACACCGCCTTTCCCCCGTTGATCGTTAAGCAGCTTCTTTCAGGCCGTACACTCGGACGATTCGAGCCCGCGCTTCTTTGTGACGCGCTGTTTCAAAACCGACCACTTTCAGATCCGGGCTACGAAGAACTGCGCCCAGGGCGTTGTGGTGCAGATCAGCCGGTAACTCCATCTGCTCCCGCACATCGTTGATGCTGACCTTGCCGCGTCGACGGGCGATTGAAATGGCTTTCTTGCGCGCCTTCTCGATCCACTCCTTGTGCGTGACTTCCATGATCGCCAGACCGTGATCACGCATGGCGCAACCTGCCTTCTTGCCTTTCATGCTGCCTCCTTATGGATGAAACCTGCTTCGAACTTGAAGAACTCCACCAGCACCGCCCGGTACTCATTGGCCTTGCCCTTCTTCCATTCCCGGCTATTCAGGAAGTTCGAGATACGAGGCTCAGCATCAATGACCGCTTGTTCAGGCGTAGCGGGTGCCGATGCTTGCGCGGCCGGTGGCTGTGTTACTGGCGTGACCGTGGCCGACGCCTTGGCTTGGCTGATAACGGCTGCGCTCTCGACTTTGGCCTTGGCCTCAGCCTCTACGCGCTCCTGGTGCTTGGAATTACGCTGCTCAACCAATGCCGTGAAAACCTCTGGCATGTTGGTGCAGACGCTGCCGAAGTCTGGGAACAGGTGAATCAGGTCTGCATCGTCAGTCACTAGAGCCTTGCGGTTCATCTCGATACGGTCCGCAACTTCATTGGCCTCGATCTTTGCGTTAGCCAACGCTGTGGCCACGGAATCCTTGATGCTGGCCAGCGACTTCAATCCCTTGATTGCGTCGGCAAACCTGGCATCGATGCGAGGCATCCATGTGCCACCGATACGCTCGTTCAGCTTGGCCAAGTGGTCTGCCAGTAGTTTGTTGCCGCCCTGGACGATCTCTAAGCGGATTTGCTCCTTGCGCTCCTTGACCAGCTTATCCAGAGCAAGGCGCTTCTGCCGAGCCTCGGCCTTGATCGAATCAATGGCGCGGAACAGCGCATCGATACTCTGGGTCTGGCCAAGCGCGTGTTCTTTTGCCGCGTCCAGACGATCCTCGACATCCTTGCACCACTTAACCGTCTTCTCGGCGCTGGCAAAATCCTCGTCTGTGGCCAAGTCGGTCTTGATGCCCTGGAACACGGCAATCGCGTGTTCTGAGAAGGCGTCCAGGTTCGATGCAGTTACCATGCCGGTAACTTCAATGTGAAGCGCCGGAAGCGTCTCAGGCGCTTTCCCGACCGGCTGCTCGGCTGCTGGGGCGTGATCTTCCAGACGGAAGTTCGCCAGCTCCTCGGCAAACAGATTCCACCCGCCGATGATCTTTGCGCGAAGCGTCAGATCCGGGGTAATCCAGATGTGACGCTCTTCCAGCAGCTTACCGTCGGCATCCCACTTGGTCGCCGAGAATAGGCAGCGCTCTGCTCCGGACACGTTAATGTTGTGTTCGCATTGAACGCGATAGACCAGCGGCAAGTCTTCCATCGTGAAACAGGCGCGGATCTCGTCGTTCATCGACTTGTGTTCCCAGATCACATCGCCGAGCATCGTCATGCCATCGAAGCTGGCACCGAGAACACCATCGCTGCCCACGACTGGATAAATCTCCTCGCCAATTCGTGCCGCAGCCAGCGGACGAGCCATTGCTTCGTAGCGGTGGCCATCGTCAAATCGGCGTTGCGCTGCTGGGTCAACCTCACGGGAAATTCCGACAGCCTTTTCTTTTAGAAGTTCTGTGCGGGTCTTGTAAGGCGACACGCCCATCATTGCCGGGGCATCGCTGCCACCGAAGTGGGTAGCGCGGAACTCATGCCACTCCGGTGTTCCTTGGATCAGGTCGTGGCGCTTCATGCTGCACCTCCGTCTGCGTTGTTCAGAGCCGTAACAAACGGATCATCTGATTGGCCGGCCGGTGGCGACGACTGCTTGCCCAGGTTCAGAATCGACTGCTTGTGCTTCTCGTTCAGCGTGTAGCTTGCCGAGATAGTAGTCATGATGCTTTCAGGCGTTGCCTTACCTGCCTCGACGTACTTGGCCCACTTCGGCAAGTTCTCGGCCATCTGGTCGTCGGTGTACTCAGGCTTGGTGTCCGTCACCACCTGGGCAGCAGCGGTGATGTTCTTCTCGGGCGTGTCCTGCAGCTCTTCGGCAATCGGCATACCGCGCAACACATCCGGGAACACGTCACGCACTGCCCACGAACGAGCCCGCATCTGCATCATGCGCTTTGGATACTGCGACCAAGGACCTTGTTTGCCTTTCAGTCCAGCCTTTTCGGCATCGGCCATCGAGAACGTGCGTGTTTGCTCAGGCTCACCGCGACGCTTTACCCGGCAAACGGCCTGCGTGTCGCCAACTTCCTCGACCACGTATTCACAAAGCGGCGAGGCCTTAACCAGCGCCAGAACCGCGTCACCCCAAAGGCTAGGACGGCCGTTAATCACGGCAATGTTCTGCATCGCTTGCATCGGCTGCAGACCCAACTCCATGCCCCACTGGACGGCAACGAGGATGTTGCCAGCGTTGTTCACAAAGTCTTTAGGCACCAGATTCGACTTGCTCAACATACCGGCAAACTCCAAGGCCTCGGTGATGTTTTGCGGAGCCAGTGAGAACTGCTGCTTTGCTTCAACTACTTGGTTTTCGCTCATGGTTTTCTCCTGTTACTACTCGTTGTTTTGTTGTCTGTCCAAACGATCTTCGTCGCCCTGTTGGTCAGCCAACGCTTCTGCCCGGTCAATGCGCTCCTGTAGGTAATCGCGCTCCGGCGGGTTTAGCGGTTGATCTGGTACGTAGTCCATTTCGCCGCCTGTTCTGCCCGCAGTTCTTTAGCCGCTTGCTCGGTCTTCACGGCGTCCCGGTAATCCATCTCACCGGTGATTCCGACCAGGACAGCAAGCAGTGCCAGCGCCAGCCCGTTCTTTGCTTTGTTGCTTAGTTCCATATCAGTCTCCCAAGATCCTTAGACACACGGTTTCCCGCCGTTTTGCTGCTTTGCGTGGCTACTTGGCACCCTTTGGGCTAACCGTTTTCGCCGGAGACTTGGCTGCTAAGACCTCTCAACCGGTTCCTCTGCATTCGTCCCCGGTACATCTCCTTGCATGCTTCGCACTTTAGCAAGCTAAAGATTAAATGTCAACAAAAATATAGGGTGCTAAAGATTGCCGACGTTCAGATACGTCCACAGGCGAACAGTGGGCGAAAAAAAACCCGCTTACTGCGGGCTCAGTGGGCGGTGCTACTAATCGTTAGAAATTGGCTGTAAACACGATCTTTTTTCCTGCGCGGTAGCCTTCTAAAGGCACCTTTTTTCCGGCTTTCACTTCCGCAACCATGATTTTAAGATCTCCCGAGTTGCCAATCGGCTTTCCGTCGAATTTGTAAACAATGTCGCCAACCATGATCCCGGCCTTATCTGCAACGGAGTTTGGTGTTACTTCCATGATAAATACGCCATTCTGGTTTGGCTTACCGAACGCTGCGTAAAGGCTCGCGGTGGCATCCGAAAACCTCACGCCTAGAGGTTTACGCGCATTCGATGCAGACGTGGCCTTGGCCTGTTTAAGCGCGTCAAGCTGGCTTGCTATCTGCCCAGGGGTAACCGTAACGACGAACGACTCGCCAGACTTGCCGTAGACCTTTACAGGGTACCCACGCTCCATGAATCTTGCTAAAACGCTTGGGTCGACATCTATGCCGATAGTCTCTGAATACGAGCACAGCGTCCTACAGCTATCGACGTTCGACCCGAGCTTAACGACTGGGAGCGGCGTTGTTTCTATATCAGCAGCGCGACCAAAGAAGTTCCACGAACCGCCAAGATAGCTGATGTAAACGTATAGCTGCGTAGTCGCATATCCGTTGGTTTTGTCCACAGCACTGCGAAGAAACCACATCTTGGATATGCCCACGAGGGGGTTTTCGTATTCTGACGGGCCGCGTATTTCAAGCGTCTTGCTGAACTGGTCGTTCGCAACAGTAGCCGGACCGGTCGCTGAACCGTTGCTTGCACACCCGGCAACCACCAACCCTGTTACCAGAGCAAAGACGGCCGATAAGATTCTTTTTTTCATCGCCTAAAAATCCTCGCTTCGCCACGCCTTTAGCACCTGGCCGAATATCTCGAAATCCATATCTTCACGTATGGTCCAGCTCTCGTAGCTCTTGTTCTCTGAAATCGCCCGAATTCCATCACCAGGGATGCGCTGCAGACGCTTTATGAAACCTTCGTCACCAACTCGGAAAAAATACACAGCATCGAACTCGACCGACTTCACGCCAGAATCTAGCAGCAGCGGATCGCCAGAATTGAACATGGGGCGCATTGAGTCGCCAAAGCCGGTGACGATGCAAAGATTATCTATTGACGAGTAGCTCTTTACGTTTTTCCCGACCCAGTCTGATGAAACACGCCAGTTCTTTATGCTTCCGGACTGGTCTCTCAGTATCAAACCGGTTCCCATTGAGCCAGACGCGTCGTACTCTGAAATCGTGTACCCAGATTCACTTTCGTCACTCAGTGTTTGGACCGCTCCCTGAGAAGCGCTTGGATTTCTAGACCCTTTGCCGTCAAAAAGCCATTTTCCTGAGACTCCAAGCAACGGACCGATAGCTATGCAATTTTCGCAAGCGATGTTCCCGCCCTTAAACCACTGAGAAACAGCGCCTTCGGTTACTCCTGCGGCATCTGCTAGGTCTTTGCGACGCAGAGGAGCCTGCCCAGAGCCAAGTCTTTCCTCGTGAGCCGTTCTCCAAGCCTCCAAGAGCCTAAATGTAATTGTTGATCCCATGTTTAGCAATCTATAGCAACTCGACTTTAGTGCAGTTGACTCTTAATGTTTAGTGCGCTAAAGTCTCGGCATGAAAAACAATCTAGCCAACACCATCATTGACCGCTTAGGCGGTACAACGACTGTCGCTGAACTAACCGAATTGACCGCTGGAGCCATCTCACAGTGGCGGCAAAACGGCATCCCGGACCCGTGGCTTCGCCTCTTCAAGGCGACTCGGCCTGATGTGTTCGAGAACATTAACGACGACGGATCTGACCCGCTTAAGACATAACTTTAGCCGTCTCAAAAAATAAGAAAACCACCGATATAAGGAGAATCTTGTGGAACTAAGAAGAGCCTGTTTGCAGATGATCAAGGCGTATCCAGGCGGGTGGGAAGGTATGGCCGGTTCAATGGGCATGAGCCGATCTGCCCTTGAGAACCGGGTCTACGAACGCAAGGGACAAGCGCTCCTGGTTGAACACGTCATCCAGATGCAGCACTTCTCCGGGACGACCCACTTTGCCGAAGAAGTCGCCCGCGATGCTGGCGGCTTTTTTATGAAGATGCCGGATCTAGGCGACGTAGACCGAGACGATCTGCTGACCAAGTTCAACGAGCTCTACGCCGAATTGGGCGATCTTTCTAAGAAGTTCAAGGATTCGATTGCCGACGATGAGATCGACCACGGCGAGCGCGAAGACCTTTCTAAGGCTGGGACAAACATTCACCGCGCTCTCGAAGAGATGCTGGCGCTGACGTTCCAGATTTATTGCCGGCAGGGACACAAGGACTGATTATGGCCGGGGACTGGATGAAGGTTGAGAAAAACACCCCGGACAAGCCGGAGGTGTTTGCGATAGCCGATGCGCTGTGCATTGACCCTGACGCTGTGTTTGGTAAGTGCTTCCGCGTTTGGGGCTGGTTCGATTCAAATACAACTAACGGTAAAGCTAACGGTGTAAGCGTTAGTAAAAATCTCATTGACCGTTTGGTTAGCGTTCATGGTTTTGCCGAGGCGATGCTTTCAGTGGGGTGGTTAGTCGAGGACGGCACCGGAGTCGCCGCTTCGAATTTTGAGCGCCATAACGGAGAAACCGCTAAGAAACGGGCTTTGACGGCGAAACGGGTGGCAAAACACTCTGAAAAAACTAACGCAAACGCTAACGCAACACTAACGCATGATGCGTTACCTAGAGAAGAGAAGAGAAGAGAAGATATATCTAAACCTAAAGGTTTAGATAGTGTGCTCCCGAAAAAGGGGACGCAATTGCCTGATGGCTTCAAGCCTAACGACACAGGTACCCGATACGCAGAGGATCGAAACATCGACACCGAGGTTGAGATCGAATCTTTTTGCAACTGGCACAAGGCCAAGGGTAGCCTGATGAAGGACTGGCAAGCAGCGTGGCGTACCTGGTGCGATAAAGCCCAGAAGTTTCAGGGCAAAGGAGGCAAAGCGGCTTCCGAATCGTTCTTTGAACGCGACCAGCGCAGCAAGGCTGACCGTATCAGTCAGTTCACCGGACAGGCACCGAGGCCAGCCGGGAACGTGATCGACGTGACGCCAAGCGCCAAGCAGATCGGGGGTGCGAAATGATGCCGATGCCGATCACTTGGGTCGAGAGCATCTTCCAGCGCCTAGCGGTTCGTTACGGCAGGGAGTTCACCAGCAAGTGGGATGGCCTGAACCCGGACGACGTGAAAGCGGACTGGGCGTCTGCGCTGGCTGGATTCACCAACTGTCCGGACGATGTGGCTTATGCGCTGACGCACTTGCCAGACCGCGCCCCGAACGTGCAGGAGTTCATCGCCATCTGCCGCCGCGCTCCGAACAAGGCTGCGCCAAAGCAGATCGAGGGACCGGCACCAGATCACCAGCGCGTTCAGGAAACCGTCAAAGCCATTGCTAACCGCACCGATGCCAGAGACCCGCACGACTGGGCAAGGCGTCCGAAGTCGGCGCTGGCGTTCAATGCACTGCTCTCGCTGGCAGCTAAGGCGATTGCCTACGAGAAGATCCTCAAAGGGCTACGTGAGGCTGGCCACGTTGACGGCGACACGCTGGTCAACAAGTGGGATGGATCGCAATGGGTGAAGGCGTGACCGATGACGCAACAGAACTTTTCCGCTGCGAGTGTCGTGAGTTTTTGCGCCTCATGGTTAAAAGCGGTATCGACGCGGTTGATGGCCGCATTGCCAGAATCGAAGAAAAACGCGGTACCGCAGCAGCCGAAAGACTACGTCGAGCCTGTGGCGAACAGTGGCGCTTGGGGAATCGTGGAGAGAAAGGGGATTGGCGATGACTGGGACTGATACGCAATCGAACGCTGTGGCGTTTTCTGTGCCTGGGTCGCCCGTTGGTAAGGGTAGACCAAAGTTTGCGCGTCGTGGCGCGTTTGTGACGGCTTACACCGACAAGAAGACAGTCAGCTACGAAAACCTCGTGAGGATCTACGCCAGCGAGGCGGTTGGTAACCGCCCCCCGTTTAGCGGTCCGGTTTTTGTCCGAATGAAAATCAGCGTGACGCCTCCGGTCTCGTGGTCAAAGCGAAAAACTAGCGATGCGCTTCTCGGACTAATCAGGCCAACGACAAAACCTGACTTCGACAACATAGCAAAGGCCGTGTGCGACGCGATGAACGAGATTGTGTACGTCGATGACAAGCAGGTCTGTGACGCATGGATAAGCAAGTATTACGCCGCCACACCAGAGGTGAGCGTCACCGTGGAGGCGTTATGAGCGCAAACCTAGAACGCTGGCAGTACGGCGACCCAGAGAAGGTCGCCATGCGTAAAGAGAGCTCTACCTGCAAAGGATGCGTCCACCTGGAGGCCGTTAAGGCTTTCGAACAGTGGCACGTCATCTGCAACAAAAAGAAAAAACCCGGAAACCGTTGTCGGCTATACAAGGAGTCAGAATGATCGAGCAAGATTCGCTGTTTAACAGTGCCAATGCAGCGCTGGTGTTTGCCCTGAACTACTCGGCGCAGCAGTATGATCGGCCGATGATGAACCGCATGGCCACGCCCTCGGTCGGTAGCGGCAAAGGTCTTATCGGCCTCGATGGCGCAGCCCAAGCCGGGATGATTCGTCAGGAATTGGCCTCATGCGGAAAGCTCGTCGAGAACGTGCTGATCTCCCGCTCTGCCCCCAACTGGCAACCGTGCGAGTGCCGTTCTGCCTGTTGTAGCGGCAAGCGACCGAACAAGGACTGGACCAGCGCCATCACCTACCTGGCTGACCAAGCCCGTTACCTGGCATTGGCTGGCTGCGTATGCAACGGGATGCTGCGCCGCGAGTACGTCGTCCGGTTCTTCACGCCAAAGGAAAAACGCATCAGCCTGGATCAATTGGCAGACCGCAACGGCATCCACCGCAACACAGCTTCGGCGCATAACGCCAAGGTGGCGAAGTGGTTAAAGACAGGAGAGGATCAGTCGTGGTTGATCTTTGACGCGAAACTTTCCTCAATTGGGTTAATAAATTCTTGACGCCTGTGCAAACGTCGCCCAGAATGGCACCTGATTAGCTAAGTCCCAAGACTTCGCTCTAAGCCCGGAACCTCACAGTTTCGGGCTTTTTTCATGGTTTCTCCTCCACGCATG